TAACAACGTACTTTACAGCTAAATCTAAAATTCAATTAGGCGCACAGGCTACAGGTTCAGGAAACGATTTAGAATTATTTTTAAGCCTTGACAAACTCAAGCAACAAGAGTATGAGCTGAAGCAGCTTATGATATACACCGGACGTTCAGGCATGTGGGACGATTGGATTAGATTTCAAAATTCACAGAAGAAACAGAGAGACAATGATAAACAGCAGATTGCCCTTAAGAAAGCCAGCCGAAGAAAAAAGATTGTGGATTGGACTATTGGGATTGCTGTTGCCGTTGCCGCCCTTTCTGCTATTGGCTTATGCTTTTACATCTTATATTGGGTAGTAACGACTAAAGGTAAGTAACTATGGTAACTGTAATGGGTATTGTATTTGTTTTCTTGTCTCAAGGGGTAACTCAGTTTCAAGAAGTTAGAAAATATGATTCCTTGGACGCTTGTTGGAAAGATGCAAAGATTGTAATGCAAGACAAAAAATCTCCTTACCACATGGCGTGTGTTCCACAGTTTATCAAAGGGACTAGTACATGATTGGTTTAGTGACAGCAGTAACAAGTCTAGCAGGAACCTGGGTTAAGGGGAAAGTAGAATCGAGCACAGCTATATCCCAAGCCAAAGCATCCGCATTGACCACAGCCGCTCAGTCAACAGCCGATTGGGAACGGATCATGGCAGAGTCAACAAAGAACAGTTGGAAGGACGAGTGGTTAACTATTGTCTTCTCAGTGCCGCTAATACTTGTGTTTATACCAAGCATGGTTCCACATATACAAGCAGGGTTCACTGTTTTGACTTCCTTGCCTGAGTGGTATCACAACGTATTGTTTTTAATTGTTAGTGCTAGTTTCGGTGTCAAAGGTGTCACTGGTGTAATCGAAAAGATAAGGAAATAACTATGATGTACGGTAAGCAAGGCCCAGCATACAGAACTGAAAAGAAGCCCGCTAAAAAGAAAGCGATGAGTAATCCTAATAAAGACTCTGGCACTATGTCATGTACTTCTAAAGGTATTCGGAGCTACAAGTAATGGCTAAGGGCATGAAGCATTACTTTAAAGACGGCAAAGAGCACAAAGGAGCTACCCACAAAGATCCTAAAGGCAAACTTATGTCAGGTGCAAAGCATACTTCAACAAGTAAATATCTGTCTCACTTTAAAGACTTGTCAAAGACTGCACAAAAGAAGACTAAAGCATAATGGCTACTCCTACAAACAAATCATTATATAGCCGTGTTAAAGCAGAAGCTAAAAAGAAATACAAAGTATGGCCCTCTGCATATGCTTCAGGATGGCTCACCAAGGAGTACAAGAAACGTGGCGGCAAGTACAAGTAAGCCTAAAGGTGGCTTGACTAAATGGTTCAAAGAAGATTGGGTTGATCTTAAGACAGGTAAAAAATGTGGACGCAAGAGTGCTAAAGGTTCATCTAAACGTCCCTACCCTTCTTGTAGACCTAAAGCAGTTGCAAACAAGATGACTGCGGCAGAAAAGAAAAGTAGTGTAAGCCGTAAAACATCTTCTAAGCCTATTAAACATAAAGTCACTGCATCAGGGAAACGTAGAAAATGATAAACAAATCCTTTGGTGCTCATATTACAAGCGCAGGTACAACCACATTGTACACTGTCCCTACCAATAAAAAAGCTGAGTATCGTGCAGCCTACATTACAAATACATCTGGCTCTAACGGCACAGTGACAATGGTTATTGGAGGTTTAAATTTCTTAGTAGGTTACACTATAGCTTCTAAAGAAATCTTACATCTTGGCGGTAGAGAAAATGATTTTATTGTGTTAACTGCTGGTCAGACTATTACAGGAACATCAACGCAAGACATGACAATGATTGTTTCCATTATTGAATACAACGATATTATCCAAGGAGGCTAAGGTGGCTATTAAGTACCGTGGAGAAACATTTAGTGGCTATAATAAGCCTAAGCGTACTTCAGGTAAATCTAAGAAGTTTGCTGTGTTAGCTAAACAAGGTGATGACGTTAAGTTAATTCGTTTTGGTGATCCTAACATGACTATTAAGAAAGATCAGCCAGCAAGACGTAAGAGCTTCCGTGCTAGACATAAATGTGACACAAGTCCTCCTAGTAAGCTAAGTGCTCGCTATTGGTCTTGTAAGAAGTGGTGATCTGATGGGTTGGAAATTGCTTGAAAATACTGTTGGTGCTCTTGGCGATGTAGTAGGGGGCGCAGCAGACACTGTTGTAGCTTTAATCAATGATCCTGTTCGATCTGTTAGTAAGGCCGCAAAAGCCATCCAAAAAGTTGCAGACGATGTTGGCGGTATGGACGATACGGGTGGAACAGTTGGTTCTCTTGTAGCTTTTGGTGCGGGCTTTGAAGATGCTGTCCGTGATGCAGGGGATGATGCTAACGCTGCTTTAGAAAACAAATATGTTAGAGCAATAGTTAAAATTATTGCAAAAGTGTCTCCTGATCCAATTACCCGTGGAGTTGCAACTGCTGTTGATCTGTATACCACTGCTAATGCTAGTCAGGAGATATCTGCGGGTCAATGGCTTTCAGCAGCTACTGCGGGTGCTGATATATTTCAAGCAAGTCAAGCAGCAGCAACAACAGGTGGTGCTGGGTTTGATGATATTAACGCAGGTACAATGCCCGTTAATGTTGAACCAACAGTATTGTCAGATGCTGCCCGTATTGCCTCAGACGGGCTTGTTAGACAAGTAGCGTCCGTTGGTGCTCAGGTTGCTGATGGTGCTGAGTTTTCTGATGCGGTATTTAATATTTTTCAGAAAGATTTAGTTGCAGGATTAACAGGTGGTGTTGCTGATAATTTTGAGTTAGACCCAGACGATGTAGCGGCCTTAACCAACACTCTAATTGACTATACCGAAACTGGCGAACTTTCTACAGCCGTTGCAAACAACCTTGGCGACTTTACGGCTAAACATGTCTTTAATTTACCTATTGATACAGAAGGCCCATATACTCAAGATACAACAAACAAACTTGCGGCTGTTAAAGCAGGGCTTCAAGGACTTGAGTCATTAGACCAAGGTGAGAACTTTGGTGAGGCTGTTTTTAATGCAGCAAACACATACTTTACTGAAAAAGGTGAAGTAGATTTTGTATCCCTGTCGAGAGATAAAATATCAGGATTTGGAGTTGATCTTGAGAATATCTTTTCAGGACTAACTGGAATAGACTTGCCTGACTTACCTGAGCTTCCTGACTACAACTTCCCAACTGTTGAACTTGCTGGTAAGGCTCTTTGGGATAACGGATGGGGCTTTGATGACATTACAAAACTTCCGGGTTTTGAAGGCATAGATCTTAATCTTGATCTTGGTGTACCTTTTGATAACTTACAGTTTAATCCGGGAGATTTTAATGGGGACTTTGGTAATTTTGATATAGTACTTCCTGACAGAATAGACATGACCTTGCCAGAAATAGAATTTATAGAAATGCCGTCTATAGAAATTCCAGAAATTACCAAAATAGAACTACCTAGTTTTTCTATTCCTGAGGTAGACCTAGAGATTCCTGAGGTAGACCTAGAGATTCCTGAGATAGACCTAGAGGTTCCTGAGGTTCCTGAGGTTCCTGAAGTAGACATAGAAACCCCTGACATAGATATTGATTTAGATTTGAATTTACCTAGTAGACAACTAGCTCGTTTTGCAGGGTTGTTAAAAGATGATGAAGAAGAAGAAAAGAGAGCATTACAAGAATATAAGTTTGCTCAAGGATTACGAGACTTAGGAACAATTGACATTCCTACATAACTTTTACTTGACAAACAATCAAATATAGTGTATACTGAGGTATCAAATGAATTATTTACAAATAGTAAACAGTGTGATGGTAAGGCTTAGGGAGACTAAGCCAGCAACTGTTGCGTCTACAAGTTACTCTCAGTTAATAGGAGAGTTTGTCAATGATGCTAAAAGGTACTGTGAAGACGCTTGGGATTGGTCAGCACTTAGAAGTACTCTGGTAGCTACCACTCAAGAAGATCTCTTTAGTTATGTCCTTACTGGTTCTGGTCAGAGGATTAAAGTCTTACGTGTTATTGATGATACAAACAATAGGACACTACAATACCAAACATCTGCTTGGATGTCAAATGCGTACTTAGCTGGTACAGCACCTAAAGCACCTCCATCGTACTACAGCTTTAACGGTGTTGATTCTAATGGAGACACACAAGTAGATTTGTACCCTAAACCAGCCGGGGTTTACACGTTAAACTTTGAATCAGTTCTTCGTACTGATCGTTGGGTTTATGAAGACACAGGGGATGGTGTAGATGATGCTACTAAGTTAACAATACCTAGTGACCCTGTAATTCAATGGGCCTATGCTTATGCGTTACGTGAACGTGGTGAGTCAGGTGGTCAATCAGCACAAGAACAAGTCTTATTCGCTCAACAGTCTTTATCCGATGCAATAGCCTTAGATGCACAAAAGCACCCTGAAGAAACCATCTGGACATATGTGTAATGGCTCAACAACTTAACAACATTACAATTGCTGCACCGGGCTTTGCGGGTATCAATACCCAAGATAGCCCGATTAGCTCAGGCACTGAGTATTGCTTGATTGCTGAGAACGCTGTAATTGATCAGTTTGGACGCATAGGTGCTCGAAAGGGCTATGAAGTTAAAACAACAAGCAACACCGCATTAGGAACTGCACCACTACAAGGTATCTTTGAGTTCTTAGATACTGACGGTAGTTTAATTACTGTGGTGACAGGCAACAACAAGATCTTTAAGGTAACTACTGTTACTGTTACTGATGATACACTGGTAGACATTACTCCTGCTGGAGCAAGTATTACTGCAGACAACTGGAAAGGTGTTACCTTTAATGGTTTTCTTTTCTTATTTCAAGCTTCTCAAGCTCCTATCTCCTACGATGGAACCACTTGTGCGCTTGTCTCAGCCCATGCAAACTACTCAGGCACTGTACCTACCGGAAATGAAGTTATTGCTGGCTTTGGACGCTTATGGGCGGTTAACGGGGCTAAAACAACTATCTTCTGGTCAGACCTACTTAATGGGTTCTCTTGGGATGAAGGTAGCTCAGGTAGTATCAATCTTAACAAAGTGTGGTCAGATCAGTCCGATGAGATTCAAGCACTAGCAACCCACAATGGTTACTTGATTATCTTTGGTAAACGTCAGATCCTTATCTACCAAGGCCCAACAGATCCTGCTACAATGTCATTAGTAGATAGTATTAGTGGTATTGGTTGTCTTGCTAGAGACAGTGTACAGAACACTGGACAGGACTTAATCTTCTTAGCAGACTCAGGTGTCCGTAGTTTCAATCGAGTCATTCAAGAAAAGTCATTGCCTATGCGTGACATCTCTAAGAATGTACGAACAGACCTAATGAGTTTAGCTTTGATTCAATCAGCACCTATTAAGTCTGCTTACTCTGAAGACGAGGCTTTCTATTTACTCAGTTTCCCTACCAGTAACGCTATCTATTGTTTTGATATGCGAGGTGCGTTAGAAAACGGGAGCCACAGAGCAACGCTGTGGACTGGTATTACCCCTAGAGCTTTCTGTACGAAACGTAATGGTACATTGTTGTTTGGAGATAATAATGGTCTTGCTGAGTACAAAGGCTATAACGATAATGGAGCTACTTACAACTTTAGGTACTTCTCTAGTTACTTAGACTTTGGTGCTCAATCAAATCTTAAGTTTCTTAAAAAACTAAACATTACAATTATTGGCGGGCAGAATACAACTGCCACGCTTAACTGGGGTTATGATTATACTTCTGCTTACAGGACAGAAACATTTAACTTTGTTTCTGCTAACTTAGCTGAGTATAATGTAGCAGAATATAATACAGCGACTGCTGAGTATAACGCTAGTGTGGTTATTCAAGAACCAAGAGTAAACACTAGTGGTTCAGGTACTGTTGTGCAAATAGGTCTTACAGCCTCAATAAACAACTCTACATTCTCTATTCAAAAAATTGACATACACGCACTGTTAGGAAGGATTGTCTAATGACAGCTTATACAAAAGCCGTAAACTTTGCGTCTAAGGATGATCTTGCTCCCGGCAATGCAGCTAAGATTGTCAAGGGCGCAGAAATTGATACTGAGTTTAATAATATAGCCACTTCAGTAAATTCAAAAGCAGACACTGCAGGGCCAACATTTACAGAAACAGTTACAATGTCTACATTAAATGTCACAGGCACAACCGATGTTGGCACAGTTGACGGAGGGAGCTACTGATGGGTGATTTTATTGATGGTGTTGGTACGTTTTTTTCAAAAAACAAAGGGCTGTTTAAAGACTTAGGAAACCTTGGATCAGCTTATTATGCTTATGATGCTGGGAAGGGTATTCAAGACTACCTTAAAACATTAACACCCGGAGCAGACCTTGCAACTATAAGAGACTCAGCCTTAGGTGAAATAGGGTTTACTCCCTACTCAATCACAACTGGCATGGGAACAGGCTCTATTGATCCTTTAACTGGACAGTACTCGTCTGTATTGAATCCAGAACAACAAACAATGCAAGACTCTTTGTTTGCACAGGCTAATACTTTATCAAGTACTGCAGGGCCAACAGGAGCAGAACTGTATACGCAAATGCAAGAGGCTAGAGCACCTCAGAATGAACAACAAAGGTTAGCCTTAGAGAACCGTCTAGCCGCTCAGGGACGCTTAGGTACGCAGACAGCGGCCTTTGGTGGTACTCCTGAAGCACTAGCCCTAGAGA